TTACATAGCAATATATTGTTCCATTTCTTTCGCAACATCATCTGGTTTCTTGTGAGTATAAACATCTAATGTGGTAGAAATATCTGAATGCCCCATTACTAATTGCAATGTTTTTACATTCATACCTTTTTCAACCATGCGGCTACAAAATGTATGTCTTAACACATGAGGTGTTATTTGCGGCAACTCTCCAAGACCAAGTTCAATATGCTTTTTTCTTACTTCTCTCATTGAACCCTCTAAATTTCTTCTTGTTTTTGGAAAACCCAAGTGGTTTATAAAAACAAATCCAGTATATCCGTCAATCGCATATTCGACTTTAGGTCTAACTTCTGTCCTTTTGTGCATAAATGCTTTTCTTGTTGAGTCATTCATGGCAAGTATACGGTTCCCTGCTTTTGACTTTGGTGGAAGAACAACGTATTTGCCACCAATCCTGTGCAATTGCTTATTTACATTTATTCTTCTGTTTTTGAGGTCCACATCCTTAAATGTAAGTCCATATAATTCACTTACCCTCATTCCAGTATTCAAAAGAATCACTACATCATCATAGATATGTCGAAACCATCCATGATTGGAAATAAATTCAATATAATGGTTTTCCTCTTCTTCACTCATCGAAAATCTTTGCTTTGAATCGTTTTCAATTATGTTCGATAAAGTGAATAGAAATGGATTTTTGACTATATAATCATCCTCAACTGCCATTTGAAAAGCCGGTTTCAAAAGTGTTTTTGCATTTTGAACCGTTCCATACGAATACCCTATATTGCTTAAGGTAATCATATATCGCTTTGCCAACGATGTTTTTATGTCTTTGATTGGAATATCCAATATCTGTATCTTGTCAAGCATATTTATTAGGTATCTATACTTCTGTTCTGTTGTTATGCGGACTTTTTTTAACGATAAATACCTGTCTATCAGTTCCCGGACTGTTATTTTATTACTTTCCCAAGAAACACCAGATATTATTTCTGTTTTTGTTACTTGTAACTCTTTTTGTCGTAGTTCATTTAATGTTCTGGCATATATTGTTTGACGTTTCTTTGATAAATCAGTCCATCGGTACATATAAGTACCGTCAGTTCTTTGGCTTTCTCCTTTCTCTAATACTCTTCCTTTGTTATCTTTTCTGCTTGGCATACACATTCTCCTTTCTTAAAGAAAAGAGCATTGTTAAAGGATAATTATATCACTAACAACGCTCTATAGCAAATAATAGGTACTTATAGAAAGTTATAAAACCATTGTCCTGTCGAGATACTCTTCCATCTTTTTCCTTTTTATAAGGTTTTTTCTTCCTATAACAAGAACAAGTTCATTTCTGTTTTCGTTCACAATTTCCCTCATTCTATCCTTTCCAATATTAAAATAAGCCGATGCTTCTTCAATAGTAAGGTTATACTTTTCACATACTGGAATTTCTTTTTTCACTTCTATCATCTCCTTTGCCTTATTTATTTTCCAATCAATCCTTGATACTCTTCTTATGACGGTTGATTCCGACATATTGCATTTCATCTCTATTTGTCTTAATGTATAGCCTTTTGATATGCATTTGAATATTTGTTCTTCATCTTCGGTGAAATTGCAAATTTTTTCAATTTCATCAAGTTCCGGCTTAGTCAATGAGGATAAATACTTTCCTAATCTCATAAGCCTTTTCCTTTCCTATAATTTTTTGTTTGGTTTATTGGCTTCATCAACCAACGCAATTAACAACTCCTGCGTTTTTCTCGGAAGTTCACTATGTTTGATTTCCGCAATTACTTCTCTGTACTGTTCTTCTGATAATCTTTCCATGGTCTATTTCTCCTTTTTAATATAATATTCCGCTCTCTTGTAATTCTCTTCTTGCTTCATTCGCTTTCTGCGAGCGTGCTTTTTCAACATTCATCTGATAGTGCTTTTCGCATACCTTGTATCCATCTTTTACTTTTCCACCGCAAAAGCAACACAAACCGTTTTCAATCCATGTTTTCTTTTTCGTACTAGCCTTTGCTCTCTGACTATTTCTGCTTTTCTCCCTGCATATTCCACAAGTCAAGTACCCGTAATCGGCTTTTCGCTTACGGCACCGTGGACAAATACCTTTTTCTACGTCCTGCTTATATGTAAGTTTCGCCCATTCCTTGTGTTCTTGGTTATATCTCTTTCGTGCTTCTTCACTTTTGTTTCTTCGATTATTGCATTGTATTGATTCGTTTGCACGGCATTCCGGGCATGATGATTCGATACTGCCGATTGGAACCTTTCTGCAAATAGGACATATGCCAACCTCTTTATAGCATTGTTTATTTCTTCTTTCGTTCTCCGACTTTTTACTGCGACAACTTATACATCGTACACCGTTTCTGTCTAGTGGTTTTCCACAATCAATGCAAAGTCCGTTCTGCTTTCTTCTATCGTACAATCGTTTTTGATAGATATTGCTCAAACAAACACCTCACTCATCCTCATCTGATTTAAGGATTCGGACACCGCATTTCTCTCTGACTTTATCTATATACCAATCAACATTAAACTTTGTTGGGTCTTCATCCATCTTTACTGATTCATCGGATATACGTTCAATAAGCCGATTGATTCTTTTGTTTCCAAATCCAAATTCTTCGCAAAGTGCAAGAAACATAATTCCGGTAGCAAGTTCAAATCCCTCATTCTTACCAGTTATATATGCCCTTGCCATAAGTTTTGTTTGTGTTGGCTTACCGCCGGTCAATTTCTCCTGCACACGTTTTTCTCTCCGCATTGCTGCTCTTTTGTTTACTGCCATGATTATTCACCTCGTTTTGATTTTATTTTTTATTTATTGGTTTATTTATCCACATAACCCTCCTTTACTTTCTCGATTGCCTTTTCTATGATTCCACGAATTGCAAAATCTTTTTTATTGAATCTATCTCTCAATTCTTCAAGATATTCTATAACCTTATCTACATCATAAGCTGTTGGTTGACTATCAATCTTTTCTGCCAAAGCACTATACATATCATTACTGTTTGTTTTTGTAAGAAGAATATCTATAAACCATTGTTGTGATAATTCTTCCTTTAACTCATCTGCGTCAATCAGTCTCATTACTCTTCACTCTCCTTATAAGGTTTAGGAAGATGTTTCCAAGCAAGAACAGTACCAAGACCAATACCTTTTCCACGCCACTTTCCGTCATTTCCAATATAACCTTTTCTCTCATATGCACCATACATTCCTAAGACACCATTATATTCAACCATTATCAAACACTTTTTCCCTTTTTCTGGCAATCTAAATTCGCAGTTAATCCAACCGTTATTTTTATTTTTTTTCATATCTTCAAACAAGTCTTTCATGTTTTCACCGCCCTTTCCAAATCTTTGGTGTTCCATCGGAATTTACAAGCAGTGTTACATTTCCATAAGGGTAACCTGATGAGTTTACGGTATACATAACTTTTGTATCTTTGTCGTACATAATATCAAAAGAACCGCAATTTTCTACTCTTACAAACATTTTTGATGTATCTGCACGTGGTTCTTCGTCCATTCCATCAGAACAACCGCTTACTGTTAAAACTGCTACTGCTAATAAAAATGCTAAAACTAATCGTTTCATAATCATTCCTCGCTTTCATCTATCTTTCATGTTCTCTATCTACTTTGCAAATTCCCCTATGCTCATGAACTGCAAAAGATAAGCTTCCGGTTTGTTTCATGTAGCTTAGTTTTTCTTCTGTCAGCTCACATTTGTGTTTACGTTCGTTTAAATATTTGCACGTTCCGTTACAATACATATCTTTTTTCCTCCTATTCTGCATTTAATTGAAGCCATTCAAGTATTGTTGGTGCTTTCGCTTGACAATCTTTACAAGAAATTTTATCTTGCTCACAGTCTTTATTTGCATATCCTATAAAATCTACAAAACAAGTGGTTTTTATTTTCTGTATAAACTCTGCCAACTCTTCATCCGACATATTCCTGATTCTTTCTGCGTTAGTCATGTTATCACCTCCAATTTCTATAGTAAGTAATTTTTCAGCCTTTGGATTGCCTAGTTTCAATTCTTTGATTTGAAATCTATACTTATAGGCATCCTTTCCAATCTTTTCAAATAGTCTCTTTCTTGCTTTTGTTTTGCTTGGTTCACAAATACCAAATTGAAATTCTTTCTTTTTGGTGTTCCAGACACCATAGCGTTTCTTACGATTCATTCTCCACCTCTCAATTCTTCCAACTTCTTAAATTAAGTCCGCCGCACCTAATACAATAAAACTTTTTATATCCTCTTGCGTAGTCACACAAATAACCACAATGTCCGCAATATTCATTTCCATTACTAACTGATATTTTTTTAGGTTCTGACACATTTTTCCTCTCGAACAACTCTCCATGTTTGCATCCTATACAATAATCTTCTTTATGCTTGCAAATATTACAATCAATCATTGTTACACCTCAATTCTTTCAGTTTTGTTTCTGCTTTGGATTCTCCTAATTCAATGCCAGCAAGACATCTACTTGCATAAGCCTCTTCGTAACACCAAAAATAACTCCGTCAATGGACATTCAGAACACTTACACTCTTCGTGGTGACAAGTTGCTTTAGTATGAACACATTCTCTGTGTTCTACTTTATCATCAGCAAGTGGCAATTTAAGAAGTCTGCCTTGTTCCTCTAAGTCCTCATACTCTTTTAATTTAAAGTACACTTTCCGCCAGTATTCAGCATTATCAATCAATGTAGGTATTTCTTTTTCGCTATTAGTTAATCTTTTCATTGTTTGCTCCTTTCTCCGTCAACCCTTTTAAACTGTTCACAAGAAACATTTAATAAACAACCGCATTTTTCAACTTCCATTCCTCCCCAATATTCTCTGTACCTGTAGGAATTTTTACACTTAAAACAAAACTCCTTTCCGTCGTTTACCTTGCAACTCGTTTTCTTGTCCTCTAATTTTTCTTTTAACTTTTTATTTAATTCTTCCAGTTCTTTGCACGTATCCTCTAATTTTTCAAAATCACCAAGCAACTTGCTATACTTCTTTTTGCTTAAAATCTTCATCCAATCACTCCTTTATATCAATGATTTCTTTGCACTCAACAACTTCAAAATCCCTATCCCAAGAAGAACATCCACTTTCTGCTTGTTTCTTTGTCCTGTATGTTTTAATGGCAGTATTTTTTAATTCATCAATCTTGACAAAGTGAAACTTTCTTGATAATCCGCACCATATTTCAGTGCGATTTTTTCTCATAACAACATATCTTGTTCTTTCAATTTTCACTCAAATACTCCTTTCTCTGCACCAGTTTCCCAGTGCGTAATTTGTTAATATTTAATATTAAATCCACCGTGTTCATTTACCCAGTCGATAGCTTCGGCATAGGTAACACCATTATTTTTTAGTAAATAAATCAGATTATGAAATTTCGGATGCGTCTTTTTCAGCATTTCAAATCTGCCTTGTCCTTCTTTTTCTAAATGGCATCCAAAACCACACAAAACACAGCCTGTTCTTTGACATTTTGTTGTTCGCAATAATGATCTATTGTCGTTGAATATCCCATAATCAAAAAATGATATTTGATTTTCGCATTGTTTCATAGCGGTATAATCAACAACTATTTCTCCGTAAACAGAACATATAGGTAACTTATTTTTTACTATATACCAAAGTACATCCTGCTCCGTCCAAAATGACATTGGATTACTTTTTGGGTTTTTGCTTTCAAACGAATTGCATCCATGTTTTATCCAATTGCTTTTCCTTAGATTACTTTCGTATGCCATAGTTGCAATAATAGGTTTTCTTCCAGTTTGCAATTCATATGTATGCGCCGGATTTTTTTTCATTATCCGACAACACTTGTTAGATACATCAAAAGGTGCATTTAGCATAAATAAGTACTTTGACCTGTCATACATACTGCCAAAATCTTCACACTTGACACCAAATAACTGTTTTACTCTGATAGGTGCTTTCAGAATTTCGCTAGGGATATTCCCCATCTTTAAATCCGCAAATGCTTTGTTTTCTTTGTCTTCTCTCCTGTCTATTCCTATCAAGTCGGCTATGCGATAAGCAAACGGAATCTCTGTTTGTCTGTTTGTCTGTTTGTCTGTTTGTCTGTTTGTCTGTTTGTCTGTTTGTCTGTTTGTCTGTTTGTCTGTTTGTCTGTTTGTCTGTAAGGATTCTAATGTATTTTCTGCTATCTGCAACACATTCTGATATTTCTTTTGAAAACAATGGAAATCCATACTTACTACATACTTCAGCAAATGAAATTTTAGGTTTTAAAATTTCAATATTTTCAAAGTTTTGAACAAAATCTTTTAATTCTGGATACTGTGTTGGAACATCTACAAATACAAGTGGAATATCCTTATATCCGCAAACGTTACGAACAATATCAACCAAAACTGTGCTATCCTTTCCACCGCTAAAACTTACATAAACGCCATCTTCACCAAACTGATTTACCCAATCATCTATTCTCCTTTTTGTCATTTGAACTTTATCGTCCAATGGTAAGGATTGCATCTGATAAAGGTCTGTAATTGTATGCCTATTTGCCATGTAATATCGCTTCCTTTCTTAAATAATCCATATATCCCTTTGATACGCTTAACACATAAATAGAAATTGCATTTGTCATTCTTTGCAAGAAATCATCATCTTCCTTGTAATCTTCGTATGACTTGAAAACAACTTCTTGAATCTGTGCGTATTGTGCTTTGCCTTGGCTGTTAATATAAGAAGTTAAATCCATGACCTTTCCAGTTTTTATTTTTGATTCTAGGTACTGCGTCAATTCAATCTGACCGTTAATCTGTTCCAATATCATCACCTGCTATCTATGTTTGATTTAAACAACTTTTCCACATATAAGTCCATTGAATGGCACAACTTAACGCAATTTCCGTGTGACGCATGATTTTTCCATGCATTGTATTTCTCGTAAAATTTTGTTTCAGTCATTCTTTCGGACTTAACGAGTTTTACCCACTTTCTTATCTTTTTACGGATTTTTCGCTTATTTTCTCCTTTTAACCTGCGTATGTACTTTCCATCCTTAGTTATGTAGTGGTGGAACCCTAGAAAAGGTATTCCACACTTGAACGGAACAATTTGCGTTTTACCGTTTAGCGTCAAACCAAGGCTTTCTACAAATTGATTTATGCAATCAAGACACCCTTTCAAATATTCCTTGTCGTGGTGTATCAAATAGAAATCATCCATATATCTTCCATAAAGATTGATTCCAAACTCGCCTGTAACCATATGGTCTAATCCGTCAAGCATAAGCAAAGCATATATTTGAGCCACTTGATTTCCTAATGGTACCCCGATACCATCTGTGCTATCAATAAGCAAATGGTTAAGCCACATTGTGTAACTGTCCGGAAAGTAATAGTCAACTATATCTTTTAATATCTCGTGGTCGATACTATAAAAGAATTTAGTTACATCACATCTCAAAATCCATCCATCTAACTTGTGTTTTTGGTAAAACTCTAACATCTGTTTTTTCAGACAATCCATGCCGAACAATGTTCCTTTGTTTTTCTGCCCGGCATAGTTTGTCTTGATAAACTGGCTTTCCAGTCTTGGATGTAAAATCGTATCAGATAAGCAATGTTGAACAACCTTATCCTTAAACGAACAAGAACGTATCAATCGTTCTTTAGGCTCGTAAACCTTAAATTCGTTATATGGATTCATCTTGTAGGTTTTGTTTTTCAACTGCTCTAGTAAGATATGAACGCCATCTAGGCTCATTGTTTGGAATCTAGCACAACTTTCATTGCGCCTTTTACCTGCCTTAGCACGTTTATAAGCGTTATAAAGGTTCTCAAAATTGCATATAATACTTTTATCATCCATAATAAAAACTCCTTTGTATTTATCCTTTTAGGAAAGGTCATGTGCTTTTCTGTATCTTTCTCTGATTTCGGCTTAATGCCTACTCTAACTGTCTGTTTGTCACAGAATGGGCGCACGCCGTTGTTGTTGTTGCAATTGTTGTTGTTGATGTTGCCGGACGGCGAAACAACCGATTAAGCAGCGCATAACCTATGATTTTATCTTTCTTTGTCTTTTGTTCTCCATGCGATTGCCATATGCTTTACATCGCATACCATTTTCGACCAATGACCGACACATTTTATGTTGATTAGTCCTAAACTGTTTGATAACTCTATGTAATACAAGAGTTCATCACAATGTGTTATTGCTCTTGTCTGCAACTCTAATCGTTCTCTCTTGTATGCTTTTATATCCGTTCTATTTGCTTCAAGCAAACATTCGTAGATTTCAAGCGACTTGTTCTGCATCTTGTCCACAAGAGAAAATCTAAATTTCTTTGGATAGTGATTACAATTTGATGTCTTTTCCAAAGTGTGCTTTGCTAAATCTTTTGCCTTTAGAATTACAGTAAGTTCTTTACTTGCCATAATCATCACTCCGATTCAAAGAGATTAGGTGAAAAGATACAAAGTGGGCGCACGCCGAGGTAGTTGTTGCAATAGACGTCGTTGCTGATGCTGCCGGACGGCGAAACAACCGATACTTGCGTTTCATATCCGTTGCAAGGTGTACTCCAAGGAGTGAGCAGCCACCACCACTTGTCAATGTTAGGAATCAACTTTCTGTATTGTCTGTAATCGTCAACGGAAAGAAGAGATACATAATCCGTGCAATCTCCATATTCATCCTGTCCATCAAGAGACAATAAATCTCTTCCAAACGGAAGAATATTTTTTTCCATAATCTCATCAGCAATTTTCTTATAAAAATCGTTATTGAGATATTCACGCAGACTACTTAGTTTCCAATTGTTTGTTTCCGAATCAAAAATTTTTCTTTCCTCTAATGCATCTGAAAGACAAACATATCCGCAAGGTTTGATGTCAAGGATTCTCCATTTTGTTCCGGCAACTTCAAAATAATCGCCGACTTTCAATCCAGTAAGCCGTTCTTTCATATTTTCACTTTCCAATTTGTCAATCCGCTTTTCAAGCATTTCAACTCTTTTTTCTAAGTCCATATTATTCTCCTTTCGATACAAAGATATTAGATTTTAAGATACAGAAAGGGCGCACGCCGTCGCCGTCGTAGCAATAGTCGAAGTCGATGCGGCCGGACGGCGAAACAATTACAATAGCATACTTCAACCCTCTTTCAGCAGTAGACCACGGTGTAATTGTCCAATAGTAATCTGTCAAATCTTCATTCACAAGCAAATCATTGTATTCTCTGACTTCGTCAAAAGTAATAGGGCGAACCTCACAAATACAATCATTAAACTCGTTCTGATTATCAACACTCGTCAATGGCACGGAATGCTCAACAAGATTTCCAGCACCGACATTTTCCAAAATAATAGGCTTGATTTTTTCGTCAATATACTTTTTCAAAGCAGATTTATTGTAATCTCTTGTATCTCCATCAAACCGAACATTTTCAGCCATAAGGTTTTTGGAGATTACGTTTGTTGTTTCGTAATTCTGTTCCAAAACAATAAATTCATGTTCTCCAATCATAAATGTTTCGCCCGGTTTCAATGAGCTCAAAACAACCTTTTCCTTTTTCTCTTCGCTCTTCAAAATTTCAAGAGCCTTTTCAACTAATTTAATTGCTTCTTTCATTTCAATACCTCCGTTGATTTCAATTTTTTACTGCGATTTTGCACATCATTAAAAATTGCAAAAATAATCTCATGCGATAATTTAGTTGCATATTTTTCTCCGATTGCAATGCCATTTTCTACAAACTCTTTCCACCAAGAATCATCATCTTCCGGGTAGTAATATTTCTTACGCCAATTCCAAATATCAGTCCACATATGCTGTTCTTCTGGAATCTGCGATGCATTTACGCTCCCCATGCAAACACCACCTAACTAAATATTGAATTATCGTAGTCCTCAACAAATCCACCGCTTTCGTTATCCCAACCAAGACAAATATTCAAATCATCGTGGTCTCCGTAGATTCGTTTTGACTTATCGTCGTAGTGTACTTTCCAACCTCTGTATGAAGTTCTTCCAAATACACGATTTTTAGTAACCGAAATTATTCTCGGATAATTTTCCATCGTATTCTCATCTTTATTTACGTTGTAGTGAATAATCACTCCTGCTGAATTGACAATATCGGAATCGCCACGAATCGAATCGTCCATATCTTCATCATCAATTCCACTATCTTTTCTCTTGTGAGCCACTAAGATAATACAAACATTGTAAAATCTAGCCATATCCTCTAGTGCGTTTGAAACTTCGCTCTGTGCTTCTAACTTACTTCCCTTAACTCTTGTTTTGTTTATCATTGTCATTAAATTGTCAATCACAATAACTCTCGCATTTTGGCTTACTATCATACGTTCAATCGTATTTAGCAAGTCAGTATCTTCATCTTTAACCATAGTGCGGTCGTAAAGCATACATTTTCCACGATACCACTCTACAATCTTATCTTTTGCAGATTTCCGAACGTAACGCTTTATGTAATCTCTCCTATCTTCTTCCACTACATTTGCCGGTCCAGCAATTTGAAAATCAATCGCAGCCTTAAAAAGATAGTTTGGCATTTCTCCGGAATATACAAAAACATTGTCACCTTTGTTTAATGCTCTTGTTATAATCTGTCCTACGAAAGTTGATTTTCCTTTGCCTGATTTCCCAGTAACGATAGTAACAACACCAAATGGGATTCCTCCGCAAAGCAAGTTATCTACATCCGCAACACCGGTCGGTATCTTCTCAATGCTGTATGGGTCAAGCTCCTTTACGTCTGCCAAATCAATCACATTGTCAATTGGCAACTTAACCGATTCTTCAACGCATTTCCTAACCTGCTCTGCTCCGTATTTGAGAAGTATCTCGTTAGCGTCCTTGCAGTCTTTATAATTATCCTCTCTGACGTGTTCTACACTGTCTTTTAGACGTTTTGCAAGTTCATCCAACAAAGATATTGAGCCTTTCTCAAAATCTCCAAAAACGATGATTTTTTTCCATTTGCAAAGCCAATCCCAACAATAGGGAATCCATGTAAATCCTTTGGCGCCGGTTGGAACTGACACTGCGTTTGGTATTCCTGCCGTAGCAACTGCTAATGAATCAAGCTGACCTTCTACCAAAATGAGCGTATCAAAACTATCATCACATTGTTTCATTCCAAACAATATCGGCTTTGTGCTTGCTTCGCACCACTCCTTGTTGGCATCCTTTGCCTTATCAAAATCCGTTTTTCTGTACTTGACAAATTGCAGTACGCCTTTTTCGTCATAAAACGGAAAGACAAGAATGTTTGGATGACTAGTCTGTACGGTAATTTCGTACTTTTTGGCAACTTCTTCGGATATACCACGGCTTTCCAAATACTGAATTGCTTCCGGCTTTGGTTTGATTGCTTCCTTGGGTTGTTTCAACCGCTTGTATCTTTTCTTTGGACGGTAATACTCGTCAACCTCGTTGCCAAGCGAAAAATCAAAGTCCTTTGAAAGCGTTACCATGTTGCCTGATATTCCACAACTGGCTCTTAAGCACTTAAACTGTCCAGTTTTAAGGTTTATCGAAAACGTGCGAACATTTCCTCTTGTGGCTCTTGGCTTGCAATAAGGGCAAGTCTTAAAAAACAGTTCGCCACCGTGTTCCTTAACCTCAATTCGAACATGACGAGCAAAGTTGTAAGCATCATCTGGATTAAACTCGTAAACTTTATATCGCATTACCAGTCTTCACCTACTTCCTCTTCCTCAACTTCCGGAACAACCTCTTCCGGCTCTGCTCTAGGCTGCGCAATCTTTGGAGCATTTTGAAGATAACTCTCAAACTTCGTTCCAAACAAAGTTTCTGGTCGCAAATATTCTTTCATCTTCTCATCTGATTTCCAATCGTTGCATTTACTGTCTATTACACGTTTGAAATCTTCCATGCTGAATTTTTCTTTAAGCCTTGCATTGATAAGGCTTTGTGTCTTTTTGGTACTGTATCTGTAACTTGCACCAGTTTTTTCATTCAAGTAATCAATGATTTCTTTCACCAAAGAAGTGTCCGTCGTGCTTTGCTCGACAATATCACTTTTCTTTTCTTCTCTTACCTTATCTTCTCTATGTTCCACTTTGTTATCAACTTGGTTACAATCTGTTTCCGAATAGTTGTCAGTGTGTTTCACTTCTGTGTAATTCTTGTTGTCGCTCTTACTACAATTTGGGTACATCTTGCCACATTTTAAGGTGACTCTCGACCTCTCATCTGTATACAGTGTTGGCGTGTACCTGTCCTTTGCAATTGAGTTGTGCAGAAACCAATGTTTGATAAGTACCACGTTAGAGTTTTCAAACGTGAGTATGTATCTCTTCCTTTCAAGAATTTCAAGGTCTTTTGGAGTTGCCTGGCATTCTCTTACAATTCGGTTTGGAGCATCTACAAATCCATCATCATCGGCTCTCATGCACAGATGAAAAAACAATCCTTGTGCAGTTAATGGCATATCCAAAAACACATCCGAACTAATCAATTTTCTTGAAAACATCCGCTTGTCAGCCATTCGTTTCAACTCCTTTGATTAATAATTCAACAACTTTTTCTCCTGCATTTCTTGGCGAACAAAAAACAAACTTAACGCCGTATTTCTTCTCCATAGTAATCATTGCCTTTGCCAACGTGGAACCGGCGGTAGGTCTTGCTTTTGGCAACTTTGTTGTTTTCCATTTACCAATCCGATGCATATACGCAATTTTGTTATATCGGTGAAGTCGTGGATTGTCCCACTTAAAAACATCTTCAATGGATTTGATTCCATCTTCGTTTTCTACCAATACATAAAGTTTGATTCCGTTGTTTTGAGCAAGAATACACTCATCACGAAATCTTCCATGCTGACGTCCGCAGATGTTTCCTACAATCTCCTGCATATCTTTCTTAGTATCTACAGATACATCATAAGTTCCAAGGAAATCCATCTTTTTAACTTTCATTCCTCTATCTTCCTTACGTGAAATAACATCAATAGATTTCTCGTTAGCAATTATGTAATCACCAACCGGAAGCGGAACTCTTTTAACCTCAATGTTGGAATCGGTCCAGTAATGATGTTTTTTCAAATGCTTTCCGCTCTGCTGCCCCTCATCTTCAAAAATAACCATCTAAATCACTTCCTTTCTGCTTATTATTTGGCGGTCACGCTTGGCAACCGCCATAGGCTCTAGTTAAAAGGTAATCCATCCTCAATACCATCCGGAATGTTCATAAAATCATCATTTGCTGCTGCGTTTGGCTGTGGAGCACCGCCACCAAAGCTTCCACCCTGGGCTGCGTTTGCATCCGCTGTGCTTTTGCGCTCTGCAAATTCGATTTCTTCAGCAATAATCTGGACACTGTATACTTTTTCACCGTTGTTGTTGGTGTAATTGTCGTTCTGAATACGACCGGTCATCAACATACGGGAACCTTTGCGGAA